AATAATCAATGATTACCAATATGGTGGTCTTCTCTATCAAGGTCTACAACGCAATATCCGGGTTTTCAAACCAATGATGACTTCAAAAGAAGCTGAGTTGCTCGGCTTTCAACCCGGTGAGTTTGTAACTGACCCTGATTTTGAGGAAAGAGCTAAACTGTACCGTTCACTGGACGTCCCACAGGGTGGTGATGGTGTCCTATTCGGAGTTAAACACCCTGCAGTGAATCGTGCTACCTACAATCGTTACACACCTAAATGGTCTCCTAACACCCCGGAACAAAAGGCCCTAGCATGGGAGATAGTCCAAGCTTACGCCCAACGATATCCCGAAGCGTTGTGTAACATGAAACTTACACCTGGGCAAGCCATTAAATTCTACCTCGATAAAAAAATGTCATATTCTCCAGGCAATCCCTTCCTATCAGTGTACAAAAAACGGTCCCAATTATTTAACTGTGGTTGGGATGAAGTCTTGATTGAGTCCGCATTGTCCAAATTGCGGAAAGGAGAATACCCAGTTAGTTATTATCATGGTTTCCTTAAATCCCAAGTAGTCAACGCTGAAAAACTTGCTGACCCAGTCAAGCCAAAAGACCCTCGATCTGTCGTGTCCCAAGACTTAGCAAGTTACTATATCGATCAAATCGTACAGTTAGAGCGTAATAAGAGAATTACTTGGAGAACAACTGGGGTAGGTATCGGGATGATTTTAAATCAAAACATGCAGAAGTTATTCGAATCTTTAGAAGACTTCAAAATCAAGGGTGGATATTACTTTGAAGCCGATGCTGTCAAATATGATAGTGGACTAGGTCCATTTGCTTTCGAGGCCCTCGCGGCTGCAACTTACTATGGTTTTGACAGAAACCTTGATTTAGCAAATAGGATGTATTCCGTAATGAAAGCAAATTATGATTCCATGCAAAATGCTATCATATGCGGAATAACTGAACCTGTATGGACTTCAACAACTATCGGTCTTGACTCCCGTGAATCTATTCGAAAATTAGTTTCAACTTCGCCAGAAAGGTTCGTAGAATATAATCAGGCCTTACAGGCTGATTTAAACGAAAATCCTGAAAAATACAAAAACAAAATTATTTTAACAACGTCAAGGAGAAAAACCCCAAACAACCTAACACATCCATATTTCGCTTTTATACACACAGTCATCCCCGAATCCTACAAAACCCCATACATCAAATCCGACCATCCGATGCAGACCGTCATTAACATTGCAGAACATTGGAATGTCGCCTACAATTTCCATTTGAAAAACCAGGGTGCTGGCACAGGCGCATCAGCAACTTCATGGGATAATACATGGAGTTTCAAATTCTGCTTTACTGCCGGTTGGTTAAGTTACCATCGCGAGAAAGGACGAAATTACTCGCCTCAGGATTTCTTTGACCAAAATTTGCTCTATAACACCGGCGATGACTCTCTCTGGTCCATTAAACTCCGTAAAGAAGATTATGATTTCGATTCGCTCGTACGCCATATGAAATACTACGGCATCGATCTTAAACTGATCGAACATAAAGATATCGAAGACCTCCAATATCTGGGTAATCGTGTATTCCGATTGTCCCGATCGCATCACCCAGAATTAAAATCACTTTACGAGGATTACTGCACCATCAAGTACCGGCAACACCAAATACCAATACCACCACAACCTCGATTCCTCGTCTACCATGATCAATCACAAACACTAACCCGACGATCCGCTTTCCGATATTACCAAGGTTCTGTTAAAGACCACCAGTATCTGTTCTCTTCTATACAGAGATCTTCCGGTCAGGCCTCCTTATGCGCATGGAATCCAACATTATACTTGACAATTTTAAACGAGTACGCCCATGACGCTGAACACCTTGCTAAAACTAGATTTCACTTGCGAGATGTGACATTTCGACCTGTATTAAAACATAATTACAATAATAAAAAAACAAAAAATCCATGGTACAGTGTCGAAACAACTGGAATCTATACGAAAGCCGAACTCAAATCATGGAAAATAAAATATAATGAACAGTACCGCAAACAGCGCCTTACAGGCCATTTGTCTGGTACTTCACTTAATTACACCTTCATTCCTCATAACCTCAAG